GAAAACGGCGCGCTGGATAAAATCTCGCAGGGTTTTGACGTAGAGGCTACGCTAGAACAAATAGCGCGCGTCTGCAAGAAAATCAATATTTTTATATTTTGCTCTACGAAACAAAAGCCACGCATAATGAACTGGGGATACGACAGGGGCTGTAACGTAGCTGAACTTTTTTGGCACAAGCCTAACGCCGCACCTTTTACGAACAACACCTTTAAAAGCGATGTTGAAAATATAATCTACATCAGAGAAAAGGGCGTGAAAATCAATGGCAGATCAAAGCTCTTTACGCACAATGCGTCAAAAAGCAAATACGGACACCCAAGCGAAAAGCCGCTGGGAATAATCAAAGAGCTAGTTTTGACGGCATCAAGCGAGGGCGATTTGATATTCGACCCGTTTATGGGCAGCGGCACGGCGGCGGCGGCTTGCAAAGAGCTAAATAGAAACTTCATCGGCTGCGAGATAGAGGGTAAATACTGCGATATAGCCGAGAAAAGATTAAAAAATACGATAAAAGGACTACTATGACCGAAATTTTAAGTTATGCCGTGTATAGGCTGGAGCTTGACGAGATAGAAAATAGCGACGATTGGTTTGATGCCGACGGCAGACTCAAATACAAAGAGCGGTTTTTATTTGATAGTCTGAAAGAAGCCGGACGAATAAAAGACGGCTGGCTAATAGCACTATTTGCAGGAGAACAAGACGCAGTAGAGTTTTGCGCGGGGGCGGGGCTAAGCTCAAACTCGGATTATTTTTATTTTTGCTTACGCGCAGAGGCCACGGCCACTATCGGCGAGGGCGAATATGTAGAGGTAGGGTATTGATGATACCGAAATACGAAAACACTCTAGCGTATGCAAAAGCGACAGGGCAAGTACCGCTAGAGGACCACGAGATGATGTATTTTGCTGACTGGCTAAGAGTTAATAAAATCCCGTTTACGCACGTAGCAAACGAAAGAGTAGCCAGCGTGCAATACAAAAAGAAACTAAAAGCCATGGGTACAAGTGCAGGCTTTCCCGATATGCTCGTATTTTTGCCTAGCAAGATCGTATTTGTAGAGATGAAAAGAGCAAAAAAGAGCCTAAGCAGGGTATCGGACGAACAAGAGGATTGGATAGATACTATCAACTGCTACGACTACGCAAAAGCCAAGGTGTGCTACGGATCGGGCGAGGCGATAGATTTTATCAAGAGTGAGCTAGGGAGAAAATAAGTGGCAAAAATAACAAGCGAGATAAAAGAAAAAATCTTGGCTGATTTTCATACGGGCAAATTTTCACAAAGAGAACTGGCAAAAAAATATGCTGTATCAAATGGGAGCGTAGCTAATTTGCTCAAAGGGCTAACGCCAAAAAATGAGCATTTAGTAGAAGCTCAAATAGCGCTATTGTCGGCACAAGCTCAAAAATCAGAAATAGAAATGAGCAGTATTTTGAGCACTGCTAAAGACGAGGCGTATAACCGCGGGCTGATTTTTAATGCTACTCAAAAAAATCTTACCCGCGTGATGGATATGCTAAATAAGAATACCAAATACGAAAAAGTGGGCGTAGGCGATGGGGTGCAAACTTTCGAGCCGGTGGAATTAAACGCAAACGACTATAAGGCACTACAAGACGCGATAGATAAAGCCAGCCTAACGCTAGGCGTAAATCAAAGAACCGCAAACACTACGATCAACAACGCAAACGTGCAACAAAGCGAGGAAACAAAAATCGTGATAGAGAGGAGAGATTTGGCAGATGTGGACAAGGGCTAAACAATGGTGGCGAAAAAACAACATAGGCGAATATTTATGGGTAGCTGTGGCAATACTCACGCTTTTTAATATTGATTATTTTTGGGATGTGGCTTGATGTAGCCATAAAAGGCGCGAAATTTTGGATAGCCGATAAGATGTTTTTTGGGGGTAGCATATTTGATTTCTTGGGGTCTTTATGAGCGAAATTAAACTCAATCTAAAATACGCCCCTTGGCAGCGCGAAGTATTTTTTAAAAACGACGCTAAATTCACTACGATAGAAAAAGGCAGGCGCTGCGGGTTCACGAAAGGCATGGCGAACGCTTGTATCGAGTGGCTACTAGAGGGCAAAAAGATACTTTGGGTCGATACGGTCGCGGGAAATCTGCAAAGATATTACGAGAGATACTTTTTGCCCGAACTCAAACAGCTCCCAAAAGATTTATGGAAATTTCACGCGCAGGACAAAAAGCTCACGATAAACGGCGCATATATGGATATGCGATCGGCAGAACGCCCTGAGAATATCGAGGGCTTTGGCTACGACATTGTGGTTTTGAACGAGGCGGGTATAATCCTGAAAAACGCCTACCTTTGGGACAATGCCATCCGCCCGATGTTGCTTGACTACCCGACTTCACGCGCCTTTATCGGCGGAGTGCCGAAGGGGAAAAATAAGTTTTTCGATCTAGCTTCGCGTGGTATGAGAAACGAAAAGGACTGGAAAAATTTTCAAATATCAAGTTACAAAAACCCTATGCTTCGCCACGGCGAGATAGACGAGCTAATCGCAGAGCTCGGCGGAGCAGGTAGTGATGTAGTAAGGCAAGAGATTTACGGCGAGTTTTTAGATACTACGACAAACGCGCTTTTTACGCTATCGATGATAGAAAATTCTTTCAGCGCGGCGTGGGATTTTAACGGCAAGGCTTTAGGCGTTTGGGGGCTTGACGTGGCGCGCGACGGAGATGACGAAAGCGTGCTTTGCCAAAGAGAGGGCTACCGCGTGAAAAACTTTGAGGGCTTTAGAATAGCTAGCGTCACGGGGCTAGCAAGAGAAATATACGGGCGATACGAGCGCACGCAAAATAAGCCTGACGTGATTTTTATTGACACGATCGGTGTGGGCGCTGGCGTATACGACACGCTTTGCGATTTGGGGCTGCGAGACATCGTAAGAGAGGCTAAGGCGAGCTTTAAGGCGACTGATGAGCGCAGATATGCAAACAAGCGCGCAGAGATGTATTTTTCTTTGCGCGATGCCTTTTCTTTGCTATCCATGGACGCAAACGAGAAAATCAAAAGACAACTGCAAATGATTGAATATGAATACGACAGTAAAGAAAGGTATTTGATACTACCAAAAGACGCCATTAAAAAAGAATACGGGGTAAGCCCTGATTACGCGGATGCTCTAGCGCTGACGTTTTTTGACAAAGTAATGCCTAAATTTAAGAGTAAGTATTCACAAGATGAGAATTTTGGGTGGTAGTTGGAAACACCAAAAAAGGACAAAGAAATGGCACAATTTCCCAAAAACAAGGTAGATTTAGGACTACAAATCGAGTATATTTACGAAAGGATAGACCCTAGCGTTATAAGGCAGATTGCCCCGCTTGATGACGAAGCGGTTAAGCTTTCTGTCGCCGCGATGATTTGCGAATGGATGAGAGGGGTTAGGTTTATCCCATCAAAACAACATAGAGTGAAATTTGCAAGTGCCCTCAAGGCCAAAGGGGTAAAAATGCGCAGAGTATGCGAGCTGACGGGCATATGCAAAAACACTTATTACAACTTAGGGGGCAAAAATGGACGATAGGGCTGGGTATTTAGATGAGTTGCGGCAAATCGCGATGAACGGTTACAACCACTACAAAAATACGTTTGACAAGCTCAACGACGCTTATCTGCTAGTGCTAGAGCCAAAATTGTATCAATTTTTAGAAAGTAGAGACAAAAGCAGAAACTATATACCGAAATTAAATTCAAAAGCCAAGAGGATTTATGACGGGCTAACAGAAACATATTTTAATAACGATGCGTTCGCCAAACTTGAGCCCTATATCAACTCTACAAACGATGTAATAGACAGGTGGCAAGAGGCAATAGACCATTACTGCGAGCAAATAAATTTATATAAAATATTCGCTCCGATATTTCTAAAGGCACCGTTTACGGCGTCATCCATTGTTAAAGTATATTGGCAAGACGGTAGCGCAAGAATAGATGAGATAGACATTGGCGAAATATTTTTTGACCCAAACGCAAAAGATTTAAACGATATACGTTTTATCGTACACAGGATTTATTTGACGGGCGAGGACATAAAAGAGCTTATAAAAAGCGGAGTTTTTAAGATAGACGCTCCTGATGCGTTCGACGACAAGAAGCCCTATGAAAGATTTGAGCTTTTTGAAATTTACGAGCTAAAAAACAAGATTTGGCAGGTCAGCACAATCTACGATGGTAACGTTTTAAGAGACGCTGTAAAGTTAAAAGACGGGCAACCTTTCGTATTTGGGTATATGCTACCGCAAGTAAAGGGCAAAAACGACGAGAATTATGTCTGCGCTTACGGCGATCCGGTGCTAGCGTCCATGTTGCCACTACAAGAGGAGCTAAATGTAACTAGAAACTCCGTAACCGACGTAGTAAGAAACCAAGTAATGCCAAAAACCGTAATGCCGAAATCGGCGAACGTAGCTAGAGATGAGATATACAAGATCGGGGTGCCTGTATTCACTGACGCTCCTGCAAGCATTACCGTAATTCCACCTGGGGATGTTAACGGCGCAATGATGGCCTTGCAAACTATTGAAAACGAAATGAGCGAAGTTAGCGGGGTGTCGCCTCAGCAAAACGGCGCAGCCACAACTAGGCGAGAAACTGCGACTATGGCGTCTATTATGGCAAATGAGGGCAGCGTAAGGCTGCAAGGCTATATAAGAACATACAATGAAACATTTTTCGAGCCGATTTTTGAGAGACTAGCGTTTCTTGTATGGAAATACGGCGATCCAATATTTTTTGCTGGATTTAACCGCGGCGAAGTACCGAGTTTTAACATAAATTTAAACACAGGTATTGGGGCGCTAAACAAAGAGGTGCAAAAACAATCTCTTATGGATGCTAGCGGGGTTATAGGGGCGCAGTTTGGGATGTGCCTGCAGGTGGGAGACGGAGAAGGTGCGGTCAGAATGAAAGAAGCTAACGAAAAAATACTCTTAGAGCTTCTACCGCTTTACGGCATCAAAAACCCAGACAAATTTATAGGGAAGGAGGATAAGCTATGATCGGCAATATGCGGGTGCGGATATTCCAGCAGCTATGGGAGGAGCTGTGCCTCAAGCGGGAGTTATCGGGCCTATGTGAGAAAAAGCCTTTTAAGGATTTTGTAGAGTTTTTGACCGTGCTGTATAACGAAAATTTATGCGTCGCGGAAGACAAAATGTTGAGCGAGCAGGCCAGGTTAAGAGCTATCGAAACATTAAAAATATTTGATGGCCTTTTAGATTTTTTTAACGAATACAAGGAGAACGACAATGACTGAAAACGAAGCAATTGACGCGCTAATGGGCGCATTTGACAACGATGAGCAAGCAGCAGAGCCGACAAGCGAGGCAGTGAGCGAGCCGCGAGAACAAGCAGCGGCACAAGAAACAAGTGCCACTGAGCAGGCAATAGAAGCGCCAAGGGAAGCGCCTAAAAGTGAAGCCACGCAAAAGGAAAGCACGTCCGCCGTAACACCCGAACAGCAAGCAATGCTTGATAGTATAGGGTTGGGTGACATTGGACAAATCAGAGAACAATTGGCCCAGTTTCAGGCAGCGCAAGCGGCAGCGGCAGAGCAAGCAAGACAGCAGGGGATTTTTAATAAAAACTCCGCCGAATTTGAAAAAGACTTCCCGACGATCAAACTAGAGGAGCTTGGCAAATTCGCGGATGAAAATGGGCTTATGCCATTACTTGGCGAAAATTACGACGGGTGGAAAGCTGTCGCAAAGGCCATGATCAATTTAGCTAAAGTAAGCGGCGAGCCCGACCCAATAATCGGTAGCAATAGGGGAACAAACGAGGCGGGTGCATTTGACAGAATAAAAAAAGGCGAGAATGTAAGCGACGTAGAATTGGGCGCTGAAATATTAAAAGCAGCAGGCATGCTGTAAGGAGGGGAACATGGCGTTTAACTTTATGGATCTTTTAAAAGGCGCAGGCAATTGGTTGGGAGGTAGTGACGCCGCCGGTACGGCAAACTGGATGAACGCGTTAGGAACAGCTGGCAATATTTACTCGGGCATAGCGCAACAACAGGCGGCAAAAAATCTAATGAAGCAACAAAAGGCGGCATTTGATTTTAATAAAATGCTTTCTGAACGCCAAATTGCAAGAGAAAATCAAGCTGAACAGAACCTAGCGAATGCGTGGGATATGTCAACGTATAGCACAAAAAAATAAAATGAGCACAAGGAGGGGGCAGCAAATGGCGTTTTTCAATCCAAACAGAGTGGATTTTAATTATAACACTAATATGATAGATGCAGTTGGGGCGGTTGGCCGCTCCCTTTGGGATATATACAAAGAAAATGTAGCAAAAAACCAAAATCAGATGAAAATTAATGAGACTATGCGATCAAATTTAGCGAGCGAGGCACTAACCGGGGCTAAAAATGATGAAACGGTAAGACACGACCTGGCAACGGAAGCGGAAACAGCGAGTAATAATGCGTTTACGCAAAAATTCAAGCAAAGCGAGCTTGGAGCAAAAATTAATAATTGGAATAACCAAGCTGCGCACTATGCCAATCAGGACAGGATCGGAGCGATGAACGCAAATACGATGGCATATAATGCCGACACGTCGAGAATGAATGCGAATACAAGTGCGGGAAGATTGGATTTTGATAAAAATAAGCAATACGCAAAATCGCAAGAGGATGCATTATACGTAGACGCAGCGTTTGGTATGCTAGGCGGGGATATGCCGCAAAATTTGACGCCCGAACAGCAAGCTAGGTATAAAAAAGCATTCGTACAAGCAAGAAGTAACCCACAGATCGCAAAAATCGTCGGGACGCAAGACGGCGGAGTAGTTAAAAATTTGCCTGTCGGTATTCAAAATAGGCTAAACAATGCAAAAGCTTTAATGGACCGATACACGCCTTACGCAAATGATTTAGTCGCAAACGAGAGCCAAATAAGCGGCGCTTTAGATAACCTAACCGCGCCTATAGGCAGGTGGGCGGGTCTTAATAGTGATGTAGTGGCGGGGCTTTATGCAGACGCCGAAGCGATAGCCGATATGGAAAGAGCCTACACTAAAGGCGGTGGGAATCAAGCCAAAATCAGTGCCTATAATCAAATTCGACCCGTCAATACTCTTTTTAGTACGACACTTGCCGGCGTAGCCGCGCGAATAGATAACCAACTAAGCGCATACGACGAGGCGATAAAGACGCTGCAATCGCAAGGCAACTATAGCGGCGTAAACGAGCTTATATCGCAAAGAGACGAGATGATTTTGGGTTTGCCCAAAGAGATACTGCCGTTTTTAAAGACGGGCAGACAAGGGCAAAAGAGTATAAGTATAGAGGACAAATTTAAGCAAAAAGCAAAGCTGGCACAACAAGATTATTATGAACAAGCCGACGAGCACGGTGGGTATTATGCCGGCAGCCCGCTAGATGAGGAGTGGTAATGAACGCAAGAAGTTTTTTAGGGGACGATAGAATAAGCGCGCTTAAGGGGCAAGGCTTAAGCGACGTACAAATAAGGGACTATGCCAAGAACGAATACCAAAAGACGATGGCTATTTCCCCCCATGGCTCAAATTTAGGTATTGACGGCAGAGAAATCCCCGCCGCGCCGATGCCGACCGAGGCGCCGACCCAAAGAAAAGGTTTTTTTAGCGGACTAGGCAATGATTTAAAGCGCACGGCGAACGCCTTTATAGAAGATAGCATTTTAGGTGATTACGGCACCGGCGCAAGCGTTACGGATAAAGCAAAAGCCGATATAGCAAGAGTGCAAAACAATCAAGGTCTTATAAGAACTTTAATGCAAAACGACGACGAAAAGCGCGAAAATAGCAAAAATTTAACCTCCGACTACGAGAAAATAGCTAAACAATATGGCTATGACCTGGGGGCAATCATAGACGGAGATAAAATTTATTTCGGGCGGACGGATGAAAACGGGCAGATAAAAACCATAGATACAACACCTAATTTTTCAAATCACGCGCTAGCAAACAAGTATGAGATAGCAAGCGGCGTACTTGGGGCATTAATCCCGGGAGGGCTAGCCGTAAAAATGGCGGGCAGTGCGACAAGCTCAGGCATAGGTGCGGGCGCAGACTATATGAATAGAGCAAAAAGTCTAAACGAGGACGTAGACGCTAACGCACTTATAAATCGTGCGATAGAGGGCGCGACCGACGATTTAGCTGCCGGAGCGCTTGTGGGTGGAACGATAAAATACGGCAAAGGCGCCTTAAATTTAGGCGGTAAGGCGCTTAAAGTGGGCGGGAAACTAGCCGACAATTCTATCGTGGCGGACGCGGCAAGGCATATAACCGCCGATAACCTAAGCGGAGCACAGACGCAATTAAACAATATGCTTGGCGGCGAAGCAGGGGCGAGGATAAGTCAAAATGCGGCAAGGGAGGCGCTAGGAGAGAGCGGCTATAAGCAGTTAGTAAACGACGACAGAGCTTTTATGTTACCAAGAACCGGTAACGATAGGATAAATAAGGCGGTCGATTTTATAAACGGCAAGGGACTGGTGCCGATTCAAGAGGGGATAAAACGCATTCTATTGGGTGAGAAAGCGGCGCAGAGGGAAACGGATATGCTGCTGGGAGCATTAGGTCACGAAAACGGAGCTAAGATTATATTAAACTCCATAGCGGACGAGCCAAAGGCGTTTGCGAAGGCCGATAAAATTTTTACTGATCTAAATAAAAACCTAAGGAGCGGGCTCAACGAGGAATTTAAAGACTCGCCTAACGTTATCGAAGTTTTAGAGGGATATGGAAAGAGGGCGGAAGACGATTTCGGTAACGTCATAAAAACTCTCGACGAAAATTTTAACGCGTTTGGAGTAGATACTGAAAAGCTATCGCAAAACGTAGAGGCTATTTTAAAAGATGCGCTAAGCTCGGGGTCATACATTACTAAACACGTTATCAAAGAACTCGAGGGCGGCGGTTTAAACGGGCTTCAAAAGGCTCGCGCGTTTATCAATACCGAAATTTCGGCGCTAGATCGTGCCGTAGATGCGGCAAGCCGCGAAAAAAAGATTGAGCTTAAAGAAGCAAAACGGATAATAGATAGCGCCATAGACGAGAGCCTAAATCAGTTTGAACGTATAAATCCTACTATCGGGGCAAGAGCGCGAGAGCTAATGCAGACAGCACGAGCCGAGTATAGAAACTTCAAAGAAATACAAACGAGCGACGTTTTCCAAAGAATAACGGGCAAACTAAAAACGACCGACGATCTAACGAACATATTAATAAAAAGCGCGGATAATCAAACCGGGCTAAATTTGGACGAAATTTTAAGCAAGCTGGACGCAAAAGATAGGGCCGCCATCGAGAGCGGACTTTTTAAAAACATCATAGATAAATTTACCAAAGACGGCATAACGGACTTTAAGGGGGCGACGCAGACGCTAAATAAACTACCTTTTAAAAGCGATAGGGTAGCCGGCGCCGTAGAGCGGCTCAATCAAAACGCGGCGCTTTTAAACAACTCGAGCGAAATTTTAGAGGGTATAAAAGGTATGACGCCTAAGACCACCGAGCTTCAGCAGGGTATAAGCACGAAAGTAAAAAGTGCGTTTGAGACAATGGCTAGAAACCGCATAGTTAACAAGTTAAAATCTCGTATCCCGTATCTAGGAAATAACCAAGCCCTAAAAAACCACATAGCAAATGCGCTAAGAAATGCGGGCGATCTAAGCGTAGTGATTAGAAATATCGACGCTATCCCTAAAGAGAATATGGATAGCCTAACAAAAATAGGTCTTGAAAAATTCAAAAACGAAATAATCCCCGAAATAAGGCAAATCATAAAAGAAACGCAAGGTGAAACGGCCGAACAAGGAAGTAAAATCGAACAAGCTAGGGTAAAGCAAGAAGTAAAGGGCGAGGGCTGGACGATGAGGGAGGGCGGCGCGGCAAAAACTGACTATGCCGCAAAAACCGATTTAGCTCCTAACGTTAGAGATTTATCAAAGATAACCGTTGATGAAATAACGGCCGACCTTGAGTATTTAGCCGGCAAACATCCTGAAATATTCGAGAGGCCATCCGATGTTTTTAGGCTAATTAAAGAAATAAAGGAAAACCCTACGCACTTCTTTACGAATTATAGGCTTGATTACGCTTTGATTGTTAAGAGGGTTAAAGATAATAAAATAGGCAAGCTTGCAATAGATAAACAAAGCGGGAAAGTTATGCACGCAACAAAAGTAAGGCAAAGGGATTTAGCTCGTATGGATAGAGTAAGTCGGCAGACGGCTGGGACATCCACGCTCCCAACACCTTTAAGCGCCGCCGATAAAACCGCGCTAAAGCAGGACGCAAATTCCGCTGGCGAGGCGTATTCGTCTGCCACTAAACGTATTATACCACAAAATCCAGCCGATCGTCTAGTAGAAAAGATAATAGAGCTAGACGATGCTGATGAGATTGGCAATGTGCTACAAAAAACCATCGCTAGCGAAGGTATTTCTACAAAAACAAAACTTACCGTAATCAATGCAGCAAAAAGGCGATTGATCGCAATATCCGCAAACAACACACAAGAAAAAAAATAGAATCTAAAGAGGGGCCTCCCCTCTCCTACTTACCCCATAATCAACACCGTATTTGCCCAAAAACTAGGTAGATTTAGGACTACGCCTTAAGCCATAATTCCCCTAAAACCACAAAAAGGAGAAACTATGGCAATTACTACTACGGGCTATCAAGCCCCAGCTACCTCAAGACAAGGTTTAAAGCCCTCTGTCTATGACAAAATTATCCTAATAGGGGCTGACGAAACGCCTATACTTAGCCTTATTGGCACGTCTGAAGTAAAAGGCATCGAGCACAGCTGGTTAACCGACACGCTTGCTGCACCTAAAAAGAACGCGCAGCTTGAGATTAGCGATTTTGATGATGTGAGAAAAAGTACAGTGCAGAAAACATCAAACGCCGTACAGATTTTCACATCGAACGTCAGTGTATCAAGAAGTATGCAAGCTGTAGCTACATACGGTGGCAAAGAACTTCCGCGCGAGATAGCCAAAAGAGCAAAGGAACATAAACTAGATATGGAATATGCGTTATTTGGTCTAGGCAGAGATGCCGATGTTAAAAAATCGGTGTTCAAAGCTCCTTCGGTAAGAACGGATGCAACTGCTGGCGAAATGGCGGGGCTATTCTACTACGTCTCCAAAGGCGCAACCAGCTGGACTGCAGGCAAAAGAGGAAACGTTGTAGCACATGATGCTACTCAAAATTGGACCGGTGCTGCCACGGCATTAACTGAAGATATTTTACATAGTCTTTTGCAAAATATTTATGATGCGGGCGGTACGCCAAGAGACGTATTCGTAGGCGCAGGGCTAAAGCCTGCGATCAATAAATTTGCTACTCGTCAGTTTGGCAACGAAAAGAGCATTAACTCAAGCGTAGTTAGTCTAGACACCGACTTTGGCAAAGTAAATTTCAGGCTTCACCGCTTTTTGTCTCCTCAATATGGGTTAGGCGACGCATTGATTGCGGGCGATTTTGAGTATATGAAAAACGGGCTACTCGTACCTACTGAGCTAAAAGACGTCACTACATCAAAAACAGCGATACAAAAGAGGTATTACACCGAGAGCTGCTTGGAAGTCAGAAATGCCGATGCATTTGTGATCGGGGTCGGCCTAAAGGCGTAAAATGCTAGTCAGGAGAGCTAAAGAGATTTTGGCTTTAAAAATCGCGGGGGGACGCAAGCTCCCCTCGGACGAAGAGCTTAGCGAGCTATTTTTAGAAGCTATGTTGTTTATCTGTAACAAGTGCGTCCCAGTTGAATTAATACGCAGAAAAACAAGCGAAAAAGTATACCGCAATATTGATGAGGATAGTTTTCTTTGTTACCCAGATAAACCCGACTTTGCCAATATTGATAACAAAAAGCACATAATGATAGATGAAGTTCTGACTTACGCAGCAATTAATTATGTTGCTTTCTTAATAGGGCAAGATACGTTTTTCCGCACACTTGCTCTAGAAGCGATTGCTGACTATAACGCCAACTACGGAAGGGAATTTGGCATATGAAAGAGCTTGAAATAATTTTACTAAATGGCATGAAGCTGAGCAGAATAAATTTAATAGATTTT